CGTCTTGTATGTTGTAATCAATAAATTTTTGAAAGTCTTTCTCATAAAATTCTCTGAAAGTAGAATAAGGGTTTACGTTTTTGTTTTGACCAAGTTCTACTTCACCAATATAATCTAGTTTATAACTCTCTTGTCTAGTAGGTATAAACCATCTGTATAGATCAAGATAATCTAACATCACTGTACCTTTTAAAGTATATGTTGTTTGTGGTCTACCTCTTACCATGATTTCAATCTTTTCAATCATACCCCACGGAGACATTTTGTTTGCAACCTTTTCACCTGCAACCAGTTTAATTCTATTCATCAAGTAAGGTAGATCAAAGAATTTAGTATTCCAACCAGTGACAACATCTGGATAATTCTTAAGCCAAAACTTCATAAACTCCATGAGTAAAACGTTTTCGTTTTTACATTTAATAAAACTTATATCAGTTCTATCTGTCTTGTAGTCTCCAGTAGCCCATGTTAAAATTTGTTTGTTAGTTTGATTTTTAACAGTGATACAAATGATTTCTTCTATAGGGTTTTCTACATCTGGAAAACCATCTGTTACTGTAGTCTCAATATCTATTGTAAATATTTTAATATACTTTTTATCCCACTTGATATTATCTGGAAATTGTTCGTTGATGTATTGATAGTGAAATCTTTCTAGACCATATATCGGAGAGTTTTGAGTTGCAACATCACGTCTAAATCTTCTAGCGTCATTGATATTTTTAAATTTTATAGGATTTAGATTTCTATTATCTAATGTTTTAAACTTACTATCTTTTTGTGTTAAAGAATATAGAGTAGGGCCAAAGTCTATCTTTTCTTTATAGTCTTTGCCATCATGTATACCTCTAACAAGAAGTTTACCTTTGTGTTCTATAACTGATTTATAAAAGTTCATCATCAAGTAAATGTAAAGTTATGCCGTCAAGTTCCTCTGTTAATGTTAGTTGACAACTTAATCTGCTTATGCCTTTCTTATAAGATTTCTCATATTCTAATAACGATTGTTCAGTACTATTATAATCTATTTCACCTAATTTGGCAATCCAGGCATTGTTTACATATACGTGACAAGTACCACAAGCACAACAACCACCACAACTAGCAGGAATCTCATCTAGATCAGCCTCTTTGGCTGCCTCCATAACAGTGAAACCTGGTGGCACTTTTACTTGGACTTTTTCGTTATTTGTCCTAATAAAATTTACCGTTATCACGTAGCTTCTGTTATAAGTTTACTGTTTTTTGTTATGATTGAGCTTGTGTTTTGCTCGTAAGATGATCTTATCTCATCTTTTGGTTCTGTCATAAAAACAACTTTGTCTTTACTAACAGTTACCGTATCTTTTTTACCAAAGGCATTGTACAGTGACATCATTAATTGTATTGGTTGTCCTGGTCCTCTTTGTTGAGGTATAATCACGAATGGATTTTTTAAACTTATGCCTTGATCGTTTTCTCCTACCTTGGCAATTACATCTTCGCCTGTAGATAGTCTTAATATTTTCACTTCTTCCATAATATCTCCTATGTTGTTAATTATATATGATTGCCTATAAAAAGGCAAGCGTTATTCTTCATCTTTATCGTATGCTTTGTCAACCGGCTTTAGTCTTTTACTTAATACAAACGTTCTATTAGGGTTGACACTAATATTCATTTGTCTCATTATATCACGATTCACCAACAAATCGGAATGTGCTCTCGGTCTATTATCTAAACCTACTTCTACATCTTTATATGTAAAGCCATTAAATGTAATATCCATAAGAATCGTTGGTCTTGTTTCAGATGGTTCTTCTCCTTCAGCATTTGCTCTGAATACTTTACTTATACCATGTCTTGGTTTACTATAAGTTTTACCATCATATTTCCATTTAACAATTTTATCTTTACTTAAAATATCATCGGCGTGTAAAGCACATGCTTTAGCACCGTTACCTGTATCAAATTTTGCTCTGACTTTTAAACCATCTTCTAGTTCTACCGTTTCTAACCAGCCACTCTCTATTAAAGATTGTCTGTCCCAATTAGTTCTATCTGATATATAATCTACCAGATATTCCATCATTTTTTCACCGTCTATTCTACCAGATGGTTCTGGATCAGAATAATAATCTTTATATTGGTAACCTTGATAATCAGCACCTGATCCTGGACTACCATTGATTTCTAAAATGTATGGTTTTTTATTGTTTACTATGTGGTCAACTCCTACCATATATGCTTTTGAAGCTCTTGAAGCTTTTAAAACTAGTTCGTGTTCTTCATCACTTAAAATATAAGGCATTGCCTCGGCACCTCTATGTGTATTTGATCTAAAGTCATATGAGCTATGTACTCTTTTTGTACTTGCAATAACTTTATTATCTACTACAAAAGTTCTTACATCAAACTTTGTTTCCATAAATTCTTGTATTAAAAGTTCAGCACCTAATTTCCACATGGCTTGTACAGTAGCAACCAGGCCTTCATAACTTTCTATTTTAACTACACCAACACCTTGTGTACCTGTTAGTGTTTTTAATATGACAGGAAACTTACCACCAATTAAATCTAGACCTGTTTTTATATTTTTTTCGTTAGATATAAAAGCAGTTCTTGGTGTAGGTATACCATTTTTTTCAAATAGTAAAGCTGATGTTAATTTATTATCACAAGTAAGCATAGCAGCTCTTGTGTTCATCATAAAAGATTGTGAATTTTGAAAGGCAGATATTAAAGACAGTCCAGCTTCGTCTTCCACTGCACCACCTCTTGTTATACAGGCAGTATCTTTACCTACGAAAGTATGTTCACCGTTCTTACCATCGTAGTTAAACACCGTTAGGGTGTTCTTATCTTCATCTTTACCTGTAATAATGGTTGTTTTTGTATTGACTATAACACACTTGATCTTTTGTTTGATACAAGCTTTTTCTATAAGTTCAACAGTTGAATCTTTGTTAGGTTTATCTGAATCGTTTATAGTTAGGATAGCAACTGTCATTGCTTTATCCTTACGTGTCTGTGTATTCTCTGTTATATAGTCTCTAAACTTTGGTATCTGCATTATCTTCCTTAACTATTTTCTTACCTATATTATATTTAGCAGATAATATCCACTCTTTTTTCTCTTTAAATGGTAATACTTTAATTTGTGATAATGGTGCCTTGTTTGATGTTGCTGTTTCTTTTTCAACAATATCTATTAAATTCCAGTCTTGTAACAATATAGCAATAGTATTTCTACGTTGAATATCGTTGTTAATTAGAGTTGCTTTCTTGCCGTCTAAAGCAAATAACTCTTTAAAATGTACTATGTAATATTTTCCTTGTTTATGTAGAATATGACAAGATTGAAATAATGTTTTATCTTTTCTACTTGCGACACCTATTCTAGTAAGTGTTTCTCTGACTTTTAAAAAATCATCTGGTTGGGTTAGAGTTACTTCTAACATACTATCCTGTGACCACTTTACTTCTTCATTCATCTAGTTCTCCCGCCTTTATATGTGGCTTCTTTAATCTTATTAATTTGTTCTTTTGTGAGTATAGTTAAGGCTTGTTTTGCTTTTTCATTACTATATCCATAATACTCTTTAACATATTCCAAATCATTTAGTTTTGTTTGCTTGAGCCATTTGCCTCCAAAACGTTTCTTTGGTCTGATACTATTTAGTAAAAAGGTAAACTGTATATCTTTATCCAAGAAGTGATAACCATTCATTTCATTAGCATGTGGAAGTGTATCCCAAAACATTGATAAACACTTATTAACTACATATGGTGGGTATTTTTTAGACCATGCGACATCTTCGCTATGCAAAAGATTTACTTTTGTCTCATTTATTGCCTTCAAATAATCTTTCAATTCGTACATAATAATTCTGGTGCCCTTTGTCCGAGTCGAACAGACGACCTACTGATTACAAATCAGTTGCTCTACCAGCTGAGCTAAAAGGGCGGTTCCTTTCATCTAATTCTGTGTCGTTTTTCGTGGTCTCTTTTTCCTTTGTTCATGCCCATGTAGTACTGACTTGGTTCATAATCCCAAACTTTTCCATGATGACCTCTTATGTCAGCCCAAAGCATTCTCAATTTTACTAAACACACTCTAAACAGCGTTCTTTTTGCCATGTTTCTTCTCAAATTCTTCTTGTTGTTTTTGTTTTTCTCTTTCATTAGCTTGAACAACCTGTATTATATCCCAAGCATAATTACTAACTGGTACTCGTTGTTCTTGCTGTAATTCTAAAAGGCGTCTGCCTTTTTTCTGGTATTTAGTTAAATAAGTTCTTGAGCGTTCAGTAGCATATTTTTTACCTCTAGCATAGACACCAGCTCTAGTAACTACCATAGCCACTTCTCCTGGAATAAAAGTACAAGGTTTTCTTAAATCTCTGATATCTTTCACACCATCAATAGTACCATATTCATACGTGATATCTTTAACATCATTACTTTTAGTTTTGACCTTGTCCATCACTTCTAATAGTATTCTCTCTGCTTTTTGAACATCTTCCATTGTAGTACCTATCTCAAACTGTTCGGTAGAGGTCTTCCACAATTTATAGTATTTCTTTAAGTATTCTAAAAGCTCGCCTTCAGCTTTAGTTAAGAAGTTAGGTTTAACTTCTTTTAAGTATTCAAAAGTAATATTGGCGTTTGTAGTTTTATATCTATCTTCTCGCTCTTTTTTATCTGTCGTTTTACCTACTGTCAAGAAATATATTCCTGATTTCATGTCTAACTGAAAGAAACCGTATAACCAAGAAATCATTTGAATTTACAGTTGGCCATGATTTCAGTTAAACAAGCTATTGTATTGATCTCATGGTCTGCTACAAAAGCCGCTTTATACTGATAACCAGCGATGATTAATATTGCTTGAGGTACGGATTTAGGTTCTAAACTCTGATATAAACTATCATATACACCTCTGAATAGATCGGTAGAATCCATATCTAAATGGTTTACTACCCATTTTCTCATACTATCAAACTCTTTTTTCTTTAAATGAACCATAAGATTTTTATAGTCTGTTTCTTTTAAATTAAATAAGATACCACTATCAATCTTACCACGTACAGAATATCTTTGAAGTTCGTTGATTGTTCTTCTAAAATCTGGATAATGTTTTTCAATTAATTGAGCTAATGACTTTTTATCATACTCAATTTCTTGTTCTTTTAAAACACCCTCCATACGTTGCATAAATGCCATAGCAGTTTTTTTGACTTGACCATTAGTGACCTTAAAGTCAATAACAGTACAACGACTATGTAAAGCTGGTATGATTTTGTTCTTATAGTTACAAGTAAATATAAATCTACAGTTATTATAAAAACTTTCTATGAAGTTTCTTAAAGCAGGTTGTACTGATTCGGCGTTCATATAATCTGCCTCGTCAATTATAACTACTTTATGTTTTGATTCTGTATTGAAAGATACTGTTGTTGCAAAGTTTTTAATCTTATGCCTCAAGGTATCTATTTGACGACCCTCATCTGAACCATTGATTATAATATAATCAAGATTTAATTCTTCACACAAGGCTCGTGCTACAGTTGTTTTACCAGTACCGGCAGTACCAGTTAATAACATGTTTGGTAATTCTTTTTTAGATAAAAACTCTAAAAATGTTTTCTTTGTTTCCTCTGGTAAGATACAATCATTTATTGTTTTAGGTCTGTATTGTTCAACCCATAAAAAATCTGCCATAATATAAACCTCACTTTATTCTTTTTCATCATATTTTACAGTGACCTCATAGCCACCTTTTCTATCTGTCCACCAATCGTCTTCTCTATCATAATCATTTTCACTTAAAAACTCCCAAAATTTATCATGTTCTTCATCACTAGGTTTTTCACCTGTTGCTTCTAAAGGACTTTTAAATTCTTGTTCTTGGTGTGATATGATTTCTTTAAATCGTTGTACAGAGCCAAACTCCTTAATGATTGCCTCGTCATCTATGTTGTATTTAAACTCGGAGGAAACGGAGTGCCATTCAGTTTTTTTAACTATCATTAAAATTCAGAGTCAGGTTCTAATGCGATCCAATATTGTACGTTCTTACCTCTAGAAATGAAACTAGATATTTTTGCTTTTGATATTGCTACATCGTAATCATCTGGTATCATTTTAAAGTTTTCTGATTTAAAGTAAGCAGTAAACTTAACATCTGATTCGCCAATTACAGTAGATACTTCGTTAGAAGATTTATTCTTCTTATCTGTTGCAACAAGTTTAATGTTTTTACCATCACCTATTACAGATACATCTGGTAGATTTAACGTTGTAACACCTTTGTGTAATTCTGCCAAGTCATCATTCTTTAATGTAAATGTGACATGATTGTCTGGCATGTTAATCTTGTTAGGTGTAAATACAGTAGATTTATCAGAAAAGAAATACTTAACTGATTTACTAGATTTAGCCTCACTGATAGTCATGCTAGCACCACCATTAAATTTAAGTTCGGGACTTTTAAATAAGTCTAACGATCTCAAAAATTGTGGTAGATCATAGATAGCAAATTC